GAACTCAAGAAATAAAAGAAAGAGTTATACATATAGGAGACAATTAATGATTATATCTGAAAATTTTAAATCTTTGTGAATTGAAAATTATGGGTATATTCAGGTTGGAACAGATGGAACGATTATTGGCAAAAAAGGAGTCTTAAAACCTAATAATCAAAACACTAAAGGCTATTATAGAGTTCATCTTGGGAAACATATGTATTCTGTGTATAGACTTGTTGCTGAAGCTTTTATACCGAATCCTAATAATTATCCACAAGTAAACCATATTGATGGTGATAAAAATAATAACACTGTTTATAATTTAGAGTGGTGCAACAATAAATACAATCGAAGACACGCAGTAATTAATAATCTATCCAGTGCAAAAATCACTTTAGAACAAGCAAATGAAATAAGAAACAAATATCATAATGAAAAGATAACATACCAACGGTTAGGAACTATGTATAATCTTGATAGCAGTATGATAGGATATATTATTCGAGGCGATAGTTGGAATTATGAATTACATAAAAATCAGTAAATATGATACTGCCAATGGTATAGGCATAGGAGTTGTACTCTGGGTATCGGGGTGCAACTGCCATTGCCACGGTTGCCATAATCCCTCCACTTGGGATTTTAATGCTGGACAGCCATTTACTAAAGATACAATGCAAGAAATCCTGTCAGAATTGGCTAAACCCTACATATCTCATTTTACTTTATCGGGCGGTCATCCTCTTGAATATCAAAATCTTGAAACTGTCTATAAGATTGTTAAAACAGTCAAAGAAAAATTCCCTAGCAAAACAATCTGGCTTTATACCGGATATACATGGGAAGAAATTCTTGACAAGGATAAAGAATATGAAGACTATGAAGTAAATAGGGTTTCCACATTAGACGTTATTAAGTATTGTGATGTTCTTGTTGATGGCAGATATGAAGATGATAAAAGAGATATTTCCCTTGCTTGGCAGGGGTCGTCAAATCAGAGGGTTATCAGCGTTCAAGAAAGCCTGAACCAAGGCAAAGTAGTTCTTTATTGTGAATAATCATACCAATTTCAAAGTGAAGTAAGACAAATAACATATAGTGTATGCCATTATAACTCATTTTGACTTACGCTATATGTTAAATCTTACGATAAAACAAAAATTTCATGATATAAAAGGAGATGTTAAATTTGGATAATAATAAAGATTGGACAGGAAATAATAAAGCAGTGTTTACCTGCAACGGAGCGAGCAATCATTCTGATGGTGAGCGTGAAATAATGGATTATTATGCCACAGAACCTTCAGCATTAGAACTTTTACTCGACAAAGAATCATTTTCAAATAATGTTTGGGAGTGTGCTTGTGGTGAACTACATCTGAGCAAGGTTCTTGAAGATAGAGGATATACTGTAAGAAACTCCGATATTGTTGATAGATTACATAATGGCAAAATTGAAACAATTGACTTTCTTAATTTTAATGGTAATTGGGATGGAGATATAATTACTAACCCCCCATATAAATTTTCAAAAGCGTTTGTTGAGAAAGCCCTCGAAATAATACCAAATGGATGTAGGGTTGCAATGTTTTTGAAACTTACATTTTTAGAAAGTAAATCTCGTAGAGAATTGTTTGATAAAACACCATTTGAAACATTATATGTTTCTTCGTCAAGGCTTCAGTGTGCAAAAAACGGAGATTTTGAGACATATAAATCAGGTACAGGAACAGCAGTTGCTTATGGTTGGTATATATGGAGAAAAGGATTTACGGGGACACCAAAAATCAAATGGTTCAATTAAGGTGAAAAATATGAAATACATAATACAAGTATCAGAGCTACTTGCAAGTAGACTTGAAATTGAAGCTGAAACTTCAGAGGAGGCAATTCAAAAGGTAAAGGATAAGTATTACGATAGTGATATTGTTCTTGAAGCAGATGATTATGTTGATAGTTCAGTTCAATTTGAAGTGGTTGATGAAATTTAAGATACTATATGTAGTCAAAATTCTACAATAAAAACAGTATTTTATTATATGCGGAAAACGCCCCTTATAAATGGCTTAAATAGGTGCTTTATATAGCTTAAATCCGCTTATAATCACGGTTTCAGGGCAATTTTGATAATTTTAAAATATCAATAGCCCTGAAATGCCGATAAATAAAGGGTTTTAGAGTGTCAGATTATACAATAAAAGACTCGTTTTATTGTATAATTTGGAAGGAGATTTATGATATATTTAAGCAGCAATTATGCAATTAAGCCGTTGCCTGTAACAAAACCCATTAGAGATAAAAGAGCATTAATAACCACATTATTTAATTCAGATGGAACAGTAGATTATTACATTGACCAAGAAATGTTAAACTCTGTTATTGAACCATTTTGTAACAGAAAAGAGAAACAAGAACCAAAGGAGTATTAAAATGAACCTAAAAGTAAATATATCTGTTGATGAAAATACTGATATTGAAGATATTCAAAATCAAATTATTCACGAAGCAGCAGTTCAGATGCTAAACGAAGTAATGCGTAATCAAGATCATTATGGTAGGAGTTTTAAAGACAAGCTTACAGAAACCGTTATTAAGATGATGGGTAATGTTCTTGATGATGATATGAAAAACGAAATTACAGAACGTGTTAAATCTGATATTTCTAATAAGTATATTAGAACCAAGAAGTATAAAGAACTCAAAGACGAATTTGATATTGCTACCGATAAAGAAATTGAATCAGGTTTACAGAAAATTATTTCTAAATTGGTTAAATCAGAAATGCAGAAAATGTTTAAGTGATATTTTGTAGAGAGGGTTGAAATTCAAATGTATATGAATAAGCCACTTAATTTATCAAAAAGTTCAGACGAACTAAAACAACTTATCGCAGAAAATCCTGACTTGCCTATAGTGGTTCTTGTAGGTCGGTATGCAGTTTCAGATGATTATGGGTATACATATTGCTCGGACATACATTTTAGCATTGAAGAAATCCTTGATTGTACTTTACCGTTTGGAGATGACTATGTATATAACGATCGAGATGATTTTGAAGATGCTCTATCAGATTACTTAGCAGACTGTGAAGAATACGAAAATCTATCTGACGAAGAATTTCAAACCTTATTAATCAAGGAACTAAATAAGTATGAACCTTACTGGAAGAAAGTAATTGCTATAAAAGGTGATAATTGAAAGGATGACTAATGATGAAAATTTATTTAGCTTCTCCATTTTTCAACAAGAATGAAATTAACGCTGTCGCTACAGCAGAACAAATTTTAAGAGAAAAAGGTTATGACGTATTTTCACCCAGAGAACATGAAAATCGAACTTTTGATGTAGGTACAAAAGAATGGTCAAAATCAATATTTGAAATGGATAGTACTGAGATTGATAAATCTGATGTAATGGTAATGCTTTATCACGGTGGTTATTCCGACTCTGGAACAGCGTGGGAATGTGGGTATGCTTATGCAAAAGGTATTCCCTGTGTAGTTGTTCATCTCGGCGATAATTCTAATTTAATGATTCATGAAGGGTGTTGGACGAATCTTAATGGATTAGATGAATTGAAAACTTACGATTTTATTACTATGCCAATGTTTAATTATAAAGGCAAAATGTTTTAATGAAATAATACAATGAAAATCCACTTTTATTGGAGGAGATTTGATGACTATTGATGAAAGAATTAGTTTCTTAGAAACATATATAAATGAATTTGAAAAAGCCAAAAATTGGAGTTATGGTAATTCTCCAAACAAATATTTAGAAACTTGCAAAAAATTAAAAGCATTAGGTCTTGAATGGGGAGATAATATTGAGTTTGATGATTTTAAAATTATTAAAGGGTATGATATTACAAATCCTACAACTAAGTTTCAAGGGGATAAAGATAGATATTATATTCACTGGGACAATGGAAATATTGGCAGATTAATGTTTGTGACTCAGGAGTATTGGTTTTTAGTAGAGGAAGAATGGACAGAGTTTAATAATATTTTAAAATCATATGCTCCTTTAGATTGGGACGAATATAATTGTCATATGGTTTTTGATATTGAACATGGTAAAAAATTGATTTCCGATTACAAAGAAATCAAAAAGAAAATATATGACAAAATGAAAGTTAAGATTAAACAGATTGAATTAGAAAAAGCTAAGAAAGAATATGAAAAACTTTTAGCTGAAACTAAGTCATAAAAGGAGATGATAAAAACGCTTGAAATAAATAATGTCTATAACATGGACTGTATCGAGGGACTTAAACAGATACCTAATAAATCCGTCAATATGTATTTTGTTGACCTACCATACGGAGTAACTACTAAAAATAAGTGGGATAATATTATTCCACCAGAACCAATGTGGGAGCAGATAGAAAGAACACTGAAAGACAACGGTGTAGTTTTATTTTTTGGACAGGATAAATTTACTGCTAAGATGATGTTGTCTAATGAGAAAATGCACAAATATAATATCATTTGGGAAAAGGTTCTTCCAAGTGGTTTCTTAAACGCAAAAAGACAACCATTAAGAGAACACGAAGACATAATGATATTCTACAATAAACAACCGACATACAATCCACAAATGACCGAAGGTAAACCTTGCCATAGCAAAGGGAAAGCCGTAGGCAAAGCGAATGATGAGATATTAAATAACTCTAACTACGGTAATTTTACAGTTGTCCAAACAACAGGAAATATGAAATATCCTACATCAATTTGGAAATTTTCAAAACCTCACCCTTCAATAGCACTTCACCCTACACAGAAACCTATTGAACTTTGTAGGTATGCAATTCGTACATATACAAACGAGGGCGATTTGGTAGTTGATTTTTGTTGTGGTTCAGGTTCTATTTTAAAAGCTGCTCAACTTGAAAATAGGAATTATATAGGTATAGACAATGGTATTTGTGACCGTAAGGGAAAATTTGAAAATTGGTTTTGGGCTGATGTAGCTAAGTATAGACTTGAAAATATGGATAAATAAAAAGCTGATACATATTAAGTATATGGAAGGCAAAAGCCGTATATCAAAGGATAATTCCAGCAAAATTCTTGGTGAAGAGTTTAATAAAATGGTATATAATTGTTTCTGTTCATTCAACAATAAAACCTTTCTTTCATCGTAAGTTTATAAAAAGGAGATAATAAATGAATCAACCAAACGAATTAAAAGATTTCTGGAGACGTACAGTTACAATATATGTTGATGATATTCCATTTCAACGTTATCAATATGTGCCTATATATGAGTTTCGCCAACCTGATAAAATCGAAACAGAAATGATTAAAAATCTTATAGACAAACAAAGTCCTTATTACAATAATGACGTTTATAATATGGTTAAGAATAAATTCAACGGAGATATTTGGTATAAAAATGGGTATGTCAAAATTTATAATTCTTTAGATAGTGGTTATCTATTACCATATAAAGTCTGCAAAATTAAAGACAATGCTCTTGTAACTATTAAAACAACTTATAACAAGGCATATCACAATATGAGTAAAATGATGGAACAAGTTAATCCTGATGACTTTATATCTTATATGAAAGATAGAGGTATGACAGTTTGCCCGATGATAAATAAGTAAAGAGGAGGTAAAAAGAGTGTTAGAAATTTTACAGTACATATTCAGTGATTTTTGGCATTGGCTCGGAACAGTTATTTTGATAGCAGTAATACCAATGCCATTTAGGCTTGTTATTCGTAATAAAAAAGAAAAATCTGAGAACAATCCAAAGGAGAACAGGATATGAATAAAATAATTTATCTTGATAAAGCAGGAACATATGGAAATATTCCCAAACCCATCTTAACTTCTATACTCTCCTACTTAAACGGGATGTGTGGTAATGCCTCATCTTTGTATTCAATTGGCAACAAAGCACTCTCAGAAGTCAATAAAGCAACAGATTTAATAAAGAGAACCACAAATGCAAAAGAAGTATATTATACCAGTGGTAGTTCAGAAAGCAATAATTGGGTTATTAACAATTTTCGCCATAGTACAATTATCTCAAGCACAATAGAACACCCCTCTATATTAAACACATTAAAATACTATGCTCAAGAATATTGTCTTAACTATAAATTGATTGGTGTTGATAATAAAGGTATAATCAAAAAAGACGAACTTGAAAAGGCTCTATCCGAAGGAGCAGGATTGTGTACCATTATCGGAGTAAATAATGAATTGGGCATTATTCAAAACATCAATGCTATTTATGATTTATGTCATAAGTATAATTGCAAATTACATACTGATTTAACCCAAGCATTTTCACATATTGATATTTCTAAACTCAAATACGATTATGCTTCTTTATCAGCCCATAAATTTGGTGGCTTACAAGGAGTGGGGACATTACTTTGTAATAGCCCCATCAATTCTTTTATTATTGGAGGACATCAGCAAGGCTCTATGCGTGGTGGCACATATAATCTTCCCGGAATCATCTCAATGGGCAAAGCTTCAGAACTCTACAACTACTCTCCTGAAAAAGACAAGTGTTGTAGAGAAATCCAGAATAAATTCTATAATGCTTTCTCACAAATGACAGATGTACATTTTAACACAGATATAGAACACTCCATATCATCAACTCTAAATGTTGGATTTAAGGGTGTTGAATCCGAATCTCTCATGTTATTACTTGATATGGATGGTATTTGTGTATCAGCAGGTTCAGCTTGCAATAGTGGCTCATTAGAACCTAGTCATGTATTAAAAGCTATCAACTGTCCAGAAGAATATATCTACAACAGTATCAGATTAAGTTGGGATGATACACTTACTAATGAAGATGTAAATTATACAATTGAAAGAATTATGAATAATGTAAAGAAAGTTAGAGGTTATATATAATATGATTACAACAGTTAAATTTGCAAAAGTAAGACCCACAGCAGAAATACCCACAAAGAGAGTTGAAGATGCAGGGTATGATATCTATGCTGACTTTGAAGAAGACTATATAATTGTTCCTCCCCACAAAACAAAAATGATGCCCACTGGTATAGCTTCAGCTTGCGATACAGATTATTGCTTTATTCTTAAGGAGAGAGGGTCAACTGGTAGTAAAGGCATTGCTCAGAGATGTGGAGTGATAGATTCTGGATATCGGAATGAGTGGTTTGTTCCTATTACAAACACAACAGATAAGACTTTATACATTGCAAAGAATACTTCTAATATAAACGTTAATAATAAAGACAGTTTTATATATCCTTACGGAAAGGCAATAGCACAAGCAATAGTAATGCCTGTACCGTATGTTGAAATAGAAGAATATACATATGATGAACTGAAAGCAATCCCATCACAAAGAGGAAATGGAGCATTAGGAAGTAGTGGAAAATAATTCAGAAGATATACGTTTATACACCGTAAAAGAAGTATCGAAAATTCTTCAAACAAACACAACTTATGTGTACGAATTAATCAAAGCGAAAAAATTACCCGCCTTAAAATTAGGTTCATATAAAATTAGGCATTCTGCGTTAGTAGAGTTTCTTACAATTAATGAGGACAATGATTTGACCGATCCCTACAATATAAAACCTTTATA